AGTAAGAAATCCTTTAGTGTGATGAAGGAAACTGTGGAAGATAAGCGCCTACATTAGCACCTTTTGTCTACACGGGTAACGTCATGTGACACGTGGGGGAGGAGTGTGTATAATACTTTAGGGTAGTCTCGATATTCGAGTGTCCCATAAGCATACTCACGGTCTTAACGTCCACATGGAATACCGTGATGAGCAAGGTAGCATAGGTGTGTCTTGTGTCGTACAGATGGTGCCCCTTGGAACTCCCCAGTACGACTTCTACATACTTCTTAAAACGAACATTCACATTATCCTTACTTAGATAACCGTAGGTACTCTTCTCAGACCTGAAGATGCTTACGGTTTTCTTTTCGATTTTGTCTAGTAACCACAGACCCCACTTTGTCTCTATGGGAACCTCCCGTATGCTTGTGGGAGTCTTCATGGTTTCCTGTAGCTTGCCTTGGAATCCCAGTGACTTGTTGAAGGATACTTTGTCTTCCTTAATGTCTTCTCTGGTTAAGGCAAGTATTTCCTGTGGTCTTGCTCCCGTAATAAAGGAAAGCACAATGTACACTTGGTATACCACAGGTAGGGTAGACAAATTCTCAATAGATAACAACTTCTGGACTTCCTCTAGGGAGAACACTTTCTTTTGTCTCTCTTGTCTTCCTTTTAACCTCCTTATGGCTTGTCGGGATTCCATAGGGTTGTTCTCAAGATACCCCTCGAGTACCGCTGTTTCTAGGATAGCTTTAAAGTTTTTCCTCCAGCGATCCAGAGTAGTAGTGGCATAGCCCCTTGAGGATAACCCTAGGAAAAACCGATTAATGTCCTGAGGTGTTAGGTCAGAGAACTTTATATGAGCTACCTTGCTGTTTTCTACGTGTTTTCGATAGAACTGCTTCAGACCATTTAAGGTAGACTCACGATATACTCCCGATTTAAGTTCTATGAAGTGTTCATAGTATTCTGCTACGGTAACAGGGGAGAAGTATTTGATGTCTTTCCCTTTGATGTCCATGAAGAACTTCTGGCACTCCTCACGTGTATCAAAGGTTTTACTAACTCGCTTACCTCCTGATACGGTGATAGTGGCCTTGAATCTTCCATTGGGCCTCCTCACGATTGACCCTGTACCTTTGGTTCTTCTCATGTAACCTCCTTTCCTTTTCCTCATGTACTTTATGTATACCATGGATTTTGAAAAATTACAAAAAATTTCTGAGGACATACATGAATGAACAGCACACAGCAGTTCCCCCGTATACCCCTCAGTCATCCACAGTTACAATAATTGAACACTTGCTCATTTCTTCATATATCATTATGTTTTACCTAACGGCACGTAGTACCATAAGTAACTCGTGTATCCGCATGGTTGAGCCGTTTATAATAACCCTGTTGCCTTAATGGTAGCGGGGTATTTTTTACGTTATATATTTTTGCACATTTGTTCAATTAGATGTTTACATGTGTTCATTAGATCTCCCTATGTTTTAGTTTGGTATACGAAATATTCCTAAGGCGCATCTGTGCGGTTTTCCTTTGGATTCACAATAAGAATAGTTTGGTATACTAAGTATTCCTAAAGAGAATACTATATCTGTATGATACACTTTAGGAATACAACGCTACACCATGTAACATAGGGAATACTATATATCACTATATATCATTGGTAATACGAATAATAAGTGTAACAAAATATTCTTATACATAACTATATGTACACCACAGTATACCAATGGAAAACAATAGACAAATCTAATTATATAGTTGTAGAAGTATTCCCATATGGTATTACTTGCGATACACAACTATTACAATACAAACAATGAGAAATACTAATATTACTCCAATGGTACTATAGTTTAAAACAGTTTGTTGTTGGGGATGTTCTGTCATGTGGTATGTAGAATACTTTATATTACCAAAAGTTACAGAGTGGCTACTATTGACTGCTTTGTCTATCCCTTTAAATTCCATGATACACCTCCTATATATACTATTATAGCAAAAATTAAAAGCATAAAATATGGTATAATTAAATAAAGGGGGTGATTTCATTGTATAATTCTAAACCAACGCAAGAGTACAGAGGATGGGAAAAACGAGAGGAAACAAAAAGTTTTATTATTTACGTTTTAATTTTTGGAACTTTGCTTTATTTTGCTTCAACGTTTTTGTGGTATATTCCTTTAGGCTTTTTCAAATCTTTATTTTATGCAGGCGCTATAATAGTAATCCATAGATATGAAAAAATAAATGGAAATGTAGCAGGTATTATGTACTTTCTTTTATTTTTAGCTTTTATAGCCCCTTATGCACACTCAGATTAAAGTAAATAAAAATAGGATTTACTCTGCTAATCAGTGAGTAAATCCTATTTTTATTTACTTTAATTCTAAAATTTCGTCAGATGAGATATTATAGTATTTTGATAACTTGCGTATAATATCTATTTTGGGTTCTCTCGTGCCATACTCATAGCGCTGGTATACTTGTTCTTTTATACCCAGTGCGTCTGCAACCTCTTTTTGTGTCTTTTCTCGTTCCTCTCTTAATTGTCTGAGTTTTTTATTAAGACTCATAGATTTTTTCTCCCTTCCTCTTGACACAACCAAACGGATGTGATACCATAATGCTGCAAACAACCAAATGGATGTTATAACCTTATTATATCATATACCATGGGGCTAAACAAGAGTTGAAAAAAGGCAAAAAAAACTCTTGACACAACCAAATGGATGTGATAAACTACGAGCAAGAAGACAGCCAAATGGATGTAAAAATTTAAGCTTATACACAACCGAACGGCTGTTAAAAGAACAAAGGGGGCTTAACCCTCGTGTCTAGGTAAGGCTGGCAACCTGCCTACTGATGAGACAAGCCACTTAGTTAAAAGAAGGGAAGTTTTACTATGACAACAAAAATGACAAGAGAACAGGCAATCCGTAACTATGTTGAACATTTAATTGGGGACGACCTCACACAACTTTTACAACACATGAACGCATATGACGGGTGCTTTGAAGAAGACTGCTATTACGACATGGATGAATTTGATGAATTTCTGTCAAATCATACGCCCATGGAAATTGCTCAAATGATTTTCTATGGTGGCGAATTTAACCCTAACGACGAATATTTCCACTTTAATGTATATGGGAACCTAGAGTCTGCTAATTGGGGTGACATAGTAGCAGGAGCAGAGGATTTAGTAGACGACATTATCTACCATCTTATCAACTGCTACAGTGGCGACACTCCGTGGCCCGACTTAGACGACCTTGTATATGCCGACGACGACACTGTCTTCAATGAAGACTATGAAGAAGTCGATGAAGACGACGAACAGTAACAAGCGGATTTAACAGAGTACCCTAGGGTTCTCTCTAGGGTATTCGATTAAGTCCACTAGTGACTTTAATAATTGTGCCACCTAAAGGAGGAAGGAAGTATGAAATTTTATGAATTACCGCAAGCAACACAAGACATGTTAGTAGGACGTCAACGAGACTATGTCACCTCATGCATGGACTGGCTAGAAGATTTGTTCCCCTTGATTAATGACAGGGTAAATGAAGAATACGGTCGTATCTTTACCGAACCATTCGACGCCCTCATGAACATTCAAGAATTTGAATGGCCTCACAATATCGTATGGTCTACTACGTACACTGAATTAGATCTAGCAGTTTTTTCAGAAGCATTGGGGGTTTTTGTCCCTAGCTATAATGCGCGCCTTGAATTGTCTCCCAATGGCCGTGTACGGCTGTTTTTCGGGGAATATCAAGCGGACTCAAGTTGGAGAGAGTTCGAGGACGCTTGCACAAAAATTATGACAGAAGTCAAGGACGTTATTCTCGACATTGTGTCTGAATACTACGAGGAAGCCACAAGCACGGCCTATATAGAATCTCCGTTGTGGGATGAAGATTTTAAGTCTAACGGGGACTTTGCATGGGAACCGCCTGTACTCACAGACAAAGAGCTGGCTAGTCACCTGTTCAAGACAGGTACGACGGAAACCACCACGGGTAATTGGATTTTTGACCTAGCAGACCTAGACGGACGTACTCCCGAACAGGCCTTAGATACTCTGTATGCTCAGGGCTATCAAGAATACATCTTAGACGCTGAATATACAGACGATACCCTAGATATTATCTTTGCACTCGACGTATGCCCCAATGCTGACTAGAGATTTAACAGAGGATACTAGCTATCCTTAGTATCCTCGATTAAGTCCCTAGGAGGACTAGTAGAAAAGGGAGGAATTACCATGAAAAAAGATATGACGGAAAAGCAATTAAACTTTTGCTTCAATGTGTACTACCAAGTGCAGGAAGTGTTGTTCTTGCGCACACAATTCGCTGAAGACAGAATAGTTATCTTTCAGCTCAATCAACAGACACGTAGCCTAGGTCAATGCCACCTGTATGGCCCTGATCTGGCACGTATTGAAATCAGTGAATACGCCTTAGATGACACGGGTATGCCCTTTATGGAAACCCTAGTCCACGAATGTATTCACGCCTGCCTTCCCATGTACGAACACCATGGCAGTAAATTTCAGCAGGCTTGCTTAGTGTGTGGGGAACACTTTGACCTAACCTTGTCTCGATTAGCGTCCCCTAGCGTCACTAAGGCCTTTGTCTCGAACCAGCCTAGGGGCAAGTATAAAGTTGTGTGGGAAGATGGCGATTATGCCTACTACAAGACTAAGAGGAAGTGGATAGTCAAGGATTTGCTGGCACATGGTGGCTCTCGTGTCTACAAGCTCACTACAGGGGAAACCTTAAAAGCCAGCTTGATTGTAAGGGAAGACTAGCATACCGAACAAGTGTTTGATATACTAGAGAATAGAACAAACGTTCGCAATACAGGAGGTGTCGTAATGAATCGCTACGCATATGTAGGAAGGCCCTGCCAGCTAGAGCAGGAAATAGAAAACCTTCAGACACAAGGATATTGTTTGTTCAGCCGCTTCACAGGCTCAGAAGGGGGACGCAAGGTGAAGCAGGAACTAGCTAGGGTACAGAAAGTCTTCCCTGACAGGCAGTATGTCGTACTCAAGGGAGGCAAGACCCATAAGGATACATATAAGCAAGCCATATTGTTCAAGTAATAGTAGTAGCAGGTAACTGAATATGAAAAAAGTGTCATTCAGTTACCTGCTATTTTTATACCCTAGTGAACCAAACGGATGTTCTATTAATTGTCCCACATAAAAGAGAAAGAGGAGGTAGTTAAAATGATGACATTAGAACAACAGTTAGAACTCGAAAAGATGTACAAGAACATTTCCGAAAGCCGTGCTTTACAACTACTCAATAAGGCGAAAGAAGATGGGGCTTATGAACGGACTCGCGTCGGTCAAGGTATTATGAATCACCTAGCAGAAACGTATGCGAAAAATCTGCAAGCCTTTGTAGAAGATTGCGTAAAGCCTAAACGGGGTGTACAACCTGCCTACGCTAAAATCGTCAAAGATTATACCCTAGCTTTAAATGGAGACACACAGAAATTAGCAAGGACTTGTGCTACTTTGTCTCTAAGGCTCACATTAGGCGACATGATGATGCAGAAATACATTGCAAATAACATCGGCAGTAAAATCGGGGTGGACTTAGAGGCTGAAGTACAGGCAACGGCCTTCTTTGACGACAAGGACAACGTCAAGCGCTTTGGAAAATCCCTAGGCTCTCGTGTCGGCTTCTCCTATCGTCGTATCTTTATGGAACACGTATACAACGGAGTAGGTATGGAATTTGTCAAGCATACAGAGAAGGAAAAGACGGCGTTAGGTATGCAAATGTTGGCCATCCTAGTGGAAACAACGGACTTCTTTGTATTTAGTGAGGATGTGAAGGACAACAAGACACAGCCTTTGCAACTTCTTCCCACAGACATATTTCTAAAAGCTGTGAGCAAGGCAGAAGATAAGAGCATTAGCCTAGCTATCAAGTATGTCCCTACTATTATTCCGCCGAAACCGTGGACTAGTTTTTGGGACGGGGGATACTATGGGGCGTTGTCTCAGCATAGCACTTTGATGCGCTATATACCCTATGCAAGGTCTTCACAGACACGCAAGCTCTACACGGCCAGACTCAACGAACTTGATCTGTCGAGTCTCTACTCAGCTGTCAATGCGATTCAAGCGACAGCCTATAAAATCAACAGGGCTGTCTTAGAAGTAATCAAGCATTATTTAAGTGTCGGTGGAGGCGTAGCAGGGCTAGCAGAGACAAAACCACTTGAACAGCTTCCACGTTTCCCACATGACTATGAAGACATAAAGGAAAATGAACTGTTACTCAAGCAGTTCAAGGCACACAAAAAGAAGATGGTAGAAGTCATCCACAAAGAAAATCAGCGTAAAGGGAAGGCCCTGAGAGCAGTAATGATTCTCAAAGTAGCTGAGGACTTTGCAAAGTATGACAAGATTTGGTTCCCGATGAACATAGACTTTCGGGGCCGTGTCTATCCAATCCCTACGGGGCTGAATCCTCAAGGGGATGACATGACAAAGGCCCTGCTACAGTATGCTGACCCTGTACCCGTGTCTGCTGAAGATGCTCCCGACGCCCTCAAGTGGCTGTCAATTCATGGAGCAGGGCTGGCAGGTCATGACAAAATTCCTTTGGAAGACCGTGTAGCATGGGTGGAGGAAAACAAGCAGAACATTTTGTCTAGTGCCGAAACCCCCTTGGACTTCCCTTGGTGGCAGGAGCAGGACAAGCCATGGCAGTTTTTAGCATGGACAATGGAGTACAAGAGGGCCTTGGAATACTTAGATGTCCATAAGACCCTAGCAGGTTTTGACTGCCGTTGTACAATCGCATACGACGGTACTTGCTCAGGACTTCAGCACTATAGTTGTCTGCTCCGTGACCCCGTCGGTGGCTCCTCTGTCAACTTGATTGACCACGACAAACCAGCGGATATTTACAGAGAAGTTTCCGATAAGGTCTTGACAATGGTTAAGAAAGATGCTATAGAAGGAACCTTAAAAGGTAAGGAGCGCAAAGACGGAACGTTCGGGCCAGGAACGAAACAGCTGGCAGAAGCGTGGCTTGCTCATGGCATCACTCGCAAGGTGTGCAAGAGGCCTGTCATGACCCTAGCTTACGGAAGTGGGCAGTATGGGTTTGGTGACCAGATTTATGAAGACACAGTAGCGGATAACCCCTGCTTTGCTGGTGTCGGCGAAAGACAAGCGTCTCAGTACCTAGCGAAACTAATTTGGAAAGCCGTACAGACGACAGTAGTCGCCGCGATTGAAGGTATGGAGTGCTTGAAGAAGATTGCTACAGCCCTTGCAAAAGCTGATATGCCTGTCGAGTGGGTGACGCCTATGGGCCTGCCTATTCAACAGATGTACCTAGCAAGGAAAACGGAGTCCTTCAGATTGCGCCTTGGCAACTCCTCTACACGCTATCGTATCTATGTGACGACAGTAAGTGAGAATGAGGACGTAGACAGACACAAGCAATCTACAGGGGTAGCTCCGAACTTTATCCACTCTTTAGACGCTACTCATCTCATGATGAGCATTAATGAAGCAAGTAGACAAGGGTGTGTGAACTTCAGTACCGTTCATGATTCGTTCGGTACTTCCCTCGGTGAAGCGGCTCGATTGCGTCGTATTATTCGACAAGAGTTAGTTAAGTTGTACACTGAACATGATCCCTTAGCTGAGTTCTTGAGACATGCTGAAGAGCTGTTAGGGGAACCGTTAGACATTGAGATTCCTAAAAAGGGTTCATTAGACATTAACTGTATCTTAGATAGTAAGTTCGTTTTCCACTAGTGCGACTAGAGAAGGAAGTAAGTAGAGACAAAGGTCTTCCTTACTTCCTTCTTCTTTTGTCTACTATAAAGAACACTTGTTTGGTTAATTGTCCCACAGAGTAGAGGAACCCTAAGTATTCCTAAGTAACTAAAGGAAGGTTATTTAGGAGTAAGTAAGAGTAAGTATAGTTAAGTATTCCTAAGTAGTCCTAGGGCTGAAATTAATTGTCCCACAGAGTAGAGGAAGGAAAGCTTCACTAACTTCTACCTCTGTGTCTAGCCAAAACGCTTGTTTGGTTAATTGTCCCACAGAGTAGAGGAAGGAACACAAATTTCAAAGGAGGGAATTACATGAGCAATCCAAAGAGAGTTTTACGTGATTATGAAAGCGTTAAAGTGGATGTGCAGGATTTTGACCAGATTGAAGGCAATTATGCATATGGAGAAATCCTGAGGCACATGACAGACTTTTTTGGTGTCTTGTGCTATGAAGTGCGCTTGCGAGGGACTGATGTGTCTATCATTGTCAACTGGGACAAAGTGCAGAGAGTCGCAGAAGAAGACAACAAGCATGACAAGCACTACTTAGAAGCTGTTGTAGAACCTATCAAGGTCATGGAAAAGATGTTTACCAAAGAAGAACTTAAAGGCTTTATCAAAGGTAACATTTTGAAATACCGCTTACGCATGGGACACAAGGACGACATTCAGAAAGAAATGGACAAAATTCGTGTCTATGAGCAGTGGTTGGAGAAGCTGGAAAGAGGTGAAGCACTGATAGATGAGAACTAGAAAACCTTTGTCTATCGGGTTCAACCCCTTACGGGATGATATTGAAGTACCTCAAATCAAGACACAAGGCTCCGCAGGGGCAGACATTGTGATTCCCGACGATGTAACCATTGAGCCTTTTAGTCTTCTTGGTAAGGGTACATTAGTTCCCTTGGGGTTCTCTTTAGATATTCCTGAAGGGATGCAAGTACATATCATGTTACGGTCAAGTGTAGGCTTGAAAACTCCACTCCGTTTGTCTAATGGTGTTGGTCTGATTGATTCAGATTACAAGGGAGAACTCTGCTTACTACTTGATAATTTGTCTAAAAATTCAATTCACATCAAAAGTGGTACTCGGATAGCACAATTAGTGCCTTTTTCTACACTGAAGTGGGGGTTTGAATTAATTGTCCCACAGAGTAGAGGAAGGAAGTATTTTAACCCTATCCAAAATAATAAGCGCAGTGGTGGCTTTGGGTCTACCACAGAAACAAAGGAGACAAAAGCAAATGAAAATTAAAGGTAAAGCATATTGGGCAAAAATTAGAACACCTGAAACATACAACGGCCAGCCTGTATGCTTCTCGATGCAGGTTTTGATGCCCGATGAAAACTTAGCAAAAATGAAAGCCTACTTTGAAGGCAAATGCAAAGAAGAATTTGCAGGCAAGAAGATGTTAGGTGACATCACAATGCCGATTAAAACCACAGACGATGGTCTGGAAATGGTCAAGGTAAAAACGAAGCACGTGTATAAAGACAAGGCGACAGGTGTAGAAAAACCGAAGGTTATCCCTGTATACAATGAATACGGCGAGCTGATTCCCGAAGACGTTCTTATTGGTAACGGTTCCGACGTAGAAGTTGTCGTCAATCCCAAACTGTACTATGAAAGCACAAAGAAGTGGGGCGTTCGCCTGTACCTTCAGTGCTTGATGGTTACAAATCTCGTTAAGTATTCTAAAGACGGTTCCGACGAACTGACATTTAAGAAACGAGATGCAGAGGATGAAACAGAAACCACGCTGGACGACGAGGTAGACTTCTAAGTTGTTCACAGGCGGTTTCCATACACCTGCTAAGACAAAACGAAGTAAGTATGAAGACACACTTACTGCTAACCTTGACAAAAAGAATAAAGAATACCATTACGAAGAGTTCTCTCTGGAGTACATGGTAAAGCACAAATATACCCCTGACTTTGTCTTGCCAAATGGCATTATTGTCGAGGCTAAGAATGGGGAAGGTGGCTTTGTCCGTGTTGGTAAAAAAGGGGGATTCTACAGAGGCTCATTGGATAGTGAAGCACGAGGGAAGATGCTGAAGGTAAAACGACAGTATCCCGAACTTGATATACGCTTTGTCTTTCCTAAAGACTTTAAATTTCAAAGTTTGAAGACAACGGCGAGTAAGTGGTGTGAGAAGAATGGCTTTAAGTACCACATTGGAAACACGATCCCTGAGTCTTGGTTTAAAGAAGAGGGCCAAATTAGCCCCAAACTAAAAAAGAAAGGAAAGTGACATGTTTAAATTCAGAGACAGAGAAGAAACTCTATTCTATTCCTTTGTCTATAAAGAACTCGAAGGAAGAACTGTCTCCGAACTGTTGAAGGAAGCACGAAGAAAAGGAGCGTTTTCGTTACCGTATCACGCTGTAGTTCTCAAGAATGGCGAACTCGACCTCATGCGTCCGTTTGAAGCAGTCGGGGGTAGCGAACTTCCTTATAGTGCTTGTGGCGTTTATATTCTCGTGGATGCTGAATCTAAAGAGTCCTTATCGGCTTTACAGAAGAAGCGAATGGACGATTTAGTTCAGATGTTCCACGAGGACTATGCAGACATCGTAGAGGAAGAGTTCAACAAAGATGAATTACAGCGAACCGATTAAGACACACCTCCCTTGCCCTGACTGTGGTTCCTCGGATGCCCTGACAGAATACAGTGATGGTCATACATACTGCTTCTCCTGTCAAACGGTACGAGGAGCTACAACACAGGGGACACATACAGCCGACCTTATACCTCTCACTTCTTTGTCTATTACTCCCCTAAAGCGGCGTGGAATCATGTCTACCACATGTGAAAAGTACCACTACTATACAGGTTATCACAATGGGAAACCTGTGCAGGTAGCATGTTACTTTGACGACGCAGGGGAGCTGATAGGCCAGAAAGTACGGTATCAAGACAAAACGTTTGAGACGATTGGTAAAATTTCCAAGCGTTTCTTTGGTCAAGAGCTTTTTGAGAGTAGAGGCAAGCTGGTAATCACAGAGGGCGAGATTGATTGTCTCACTGTGTCACAACTACAAAATAACAAATATCCCGTTGTGTCTATCCCTTGTGGGGTGGCCTCGGCAAAGAAAGTATTGACACACAACATGGAGTGGCTCTCACAGTTTGATGAGGTCATTTTGATGTTTGATATGGACGAAGCAGGAAGGAAGGCCATTAAGGAATGTGCTGGACTCCTGAAGGATTTGAAGGTGGCTAATTTACCACTGAAAGATCCTAATGAATGTCTATTAGCTAACAAGGGACAGTCTGTCATCAATGCTATCTGGAACGCTAAAGCATACAAGCCAGACGGTATTGTAAATGGAGCTGACCTCTGGGAGATGGTAGATAGCGAAGAAGACGAAATGTGCTATACATACCCTTGGGATATTCCACTAAACGACATGACAAAGGGCCTCCGAAAGGGGGAGCTCGTTGTCGTTACCGCAGGTACAGGGGTAGGCAAGACTACGTTTGTAAGGCAAATCATGTATGACTTGGGGGTCAAGAAAAATCTCAAAGTAGGATGCATGATGCTTGAGGAAAATGTAAAGCGTACCTCCGTGGGACTTATGTCTATACACACGGGGGTGCGATTGCACTTATCAAGACACGCTATCAGTGAAGAAGAGTATCGGAAGGCATTTGATGAGACACTGGGGACAGGAAACTACGTACTTTACAATCACTTTGGAAGTCTTGAGGGTGACAACTTACTGAACAAGATTCGATATTTAGCTATTTCTGAGGAGTGTGACTTCATCGTGCTTGACCATGTGTCTATTGCTATCTCTGGTTTGGAGGGGGACAATGAGCGAAAACTGATTGACTACCTCATGACACAGATGAGAAGCATTGTAGAAGAGACAGGGGTGGGCATGATTGTCATATCACACTTGCGAAGACCTGACAACTCTCAGAAGTCTCATGAAGAAGGTGGTATTACCTCGCTGGCACAGCTCAGAGGCTCCCACGCTATCTCACAGCTTTCAGACATCGTACTGGGGCTGGAAAGGAATCAGCAGGAGTCCAATGAAGAGCTGAGAAACACCACTCGTGTACGTGTCTTAAAGAACCGCTTCACAGGTGAGACTGGCATAGGAGGCTACCTGACATACAACAGAAAAACAGATCGCTTGGAAATAGCAGAGAAGGAAGATGATGATGAAGCAGAATTTTAAAATTCCTGTGTACTCTCATGGTGTCACGCTGAATGAAATCCCTGACAAAATCTCACTGGTCATTAACTTAGGAAAATGTGAATGTCATTGCAAGGGGTGTCACAGTGATTACCTGTGGGATACACATGAGTGTGATGAACAGACACCAGAAGAGCTTTTGTCTCTCATCAATAGCTACAAGAGTGTTACCAATACGGTACTCTTCATGGGTGGTAATCGTAATCACATGAACTTTGAAGAATTTGCTGATAGTGTACTGAAGCCTCTCCACAACTTAGGTATCAACATTGGTATCTACTTGGGAGCTTGGGATGCTATGGATTTATTCACAGCTTGTAAGTATTGCCGCTGGGTAAAAGTGGGAGCATACAGAGAAGAGCTGGGAGGTTTGGACAATCCCAACACGAACCAGTTGTTCCTCGAAGTACAGAACTATAAATTTCACAAGGGAGACACAGGATGGAAGTAAGCATTTATGTCATTAAAGATTGTATGTATTGTGACACACTACTTAAAGGACTTCCAAAGGTTGTCAAGAAATTCCCGAACGTAGCTTTTAAGGTAATGTGTGTGACTGAATCAAAAGAATTTGACTTGTTCCCTACAGTAGTTGTGAGAGATAAAACTTTGTCTCCATGCATTTATGCAGAGGACATGGAGAAAGAGGTGAGAAATGCCCTTACTTAATTTAACGAAAGAACAGATTGAAGAAAAAATTAAATACATCGACCACTATATCCACAGCCAGAACAGTGCAAGTGGCTCTTTAGTGGATGCTAATGCCAATGTAGATACAAAGAATATTGGTATCTTGGAAGCTGAGATGTACAAGCCTGATACCATTCAGGTAAATCGTGCTTTAGTACAGCGTAAACTCACGGAGATGTATGGTGAGAAGTTAGCTGAGAAGTACATTGAGGACATCGAAGAACATAGAATTTATATCCATGATGAAACTTCCTTACGCCCTTACTGTGCGTCTATCACACTTTTCCCCTTCCTACTCCATGGTACGAAACCGCTGGGAGGCACAAGTGAAGCACCAAAGAACATCCATAGTTTCTGTGGTTCCTTTGTCAACCTTGTATATCAGGTGGCTTCTGGATTCGCAGGGGCAATCGCTACGGTAGAGTTCCTTCTGTACTTTGATTATTTCGCAAAGAAGACATGGGGTACAGACTACATCGACTTACACACAGCTGACGTTAGACAGGCTTTGCAAGGCGTCGTATATGCTTTGAATCAGCCAGCCTCCGCCCGCGGAAACCAGAGCGTCTTCTGGAATATCTCGGTGCTGGACAGATTTTACTTTGAACAGCTTTTTGGTGGCTTTAAGTTCCCCGATGGCACACAGCCTGTATATGAAGGTTCGTTCCGTAAATTGCAGATGTTCTTTATGGAATGGTTCAGACAAGAGAGAGAACGTGCGTTACTCACGTATCCCGTACTGACCGCTTCCCTCTTGGTGGATGCTGAAGGGAAACCGAAAGACAAACATTTTGCATGGGCTTGTGCTGAAGAAATGTCTAAAGGATTGAGTTTCTTTGTCTATGAAAGCGATAGCGTAGACTCTTTGTCTTCTTGCTGTCGGTTGCGTAATGAGTTCACGGACAACACGTTTTCCTACACATTGGGTGCAGGTGGGGTGTCTACAGGTTCCGTTCAGGTAATCACGGTTAATATGAATCGCTACGTGCAGACAAGGGAAGAGCCTTTTAGTAAGCTGATTGATCGAGTACACATGTATCTCTTGGCACACAGAGCGGTCATTGAGGATTACATTGAAGGTGGCTTACTTCCTGCTTACTCTACAGGATTCATCAGCTTAGACAAACAGTTCTGTACCATTGGTATCAATGGTATGCTGGAGGCTTCTGAGTTTGTAAAGGGAAAAGCAGACACAGTCTTTTTCTCGAACTATTTAAAAGACATCTATAAAAGCAACAAGGAGTGGAAAGAAGATACAGGGGTTAAGTTCAATACAGAGTTTGTACCCGCCGAAAACTTAGGTGTTAAAAATGCTAAGTGGGACAAAGAAGATGGCTTGAAAGTCCCCCGTGCTTGTTATAACAGCTACTTCTTTCCTGTTGAAGACGATTCCTACAATATCATTGATAAACTTAGACTGCATGGAAAGGAAAATACGAAGTGGCTTGATGGTGGTTCTGCTTGTCATCTCAATATGGAACAGCTTATGTCTAAGGAGCAGGCGTATGACCTGATTTGTATTGCTGGTAAGTTGGGTGTCAACTATTGGACATTTAACGTCCTCATGACACTATGTAATGACTGTGGTTTCATCAATGTCAATACGGAAAATCACTGTACAAAGTGTGGCTCCAAAGACATTGACTATGCGACACGAGTCATTGGGTATCTGAAGCGTATTTCTAGTTTCTCCACAGAAAGACAAAAGGAAGCTGGGTTGCGTATCTACAATAAGGCAGGTGATAGTGATTGAAATTCTTGAAAATCCTGAAGCGAGTGGAGACATATTGTCACAACAAGCGTGTCATTACGGCGCATAAGATGCTTGTTAAGGCAACAGAAACCTTTACCAAACTCGAACAGGAGTACGCTAAAAAGATTGCGGAGTTAAAACAGTACACAGAATAGGAGTGATTTTGTGTTAATATTCGACATTGAAACAGACGGTTTGCTGGAGGATATGACAAAAATTCACTGTATGTGTATCAAGGACACCAAAGAGAATAAAATGTACAGGTTTAGACCTGACGAAGTAGAAGCAGGGGTGCGGATGCTGATGAATGGAGACACGATTTGTGGTCATAATATCATCGCATTTGACATCCCTGCTATCTCTAAGGTGTTTTCATGGTTCCATATAGGGAAAGAAAAAGTAGTAGACACGTTGGTTTATGCTCGGTTGGTATTCTCTGAGATTAATTACATTGACAACAAGCTCACTCGAACAGGTGTCTTGCCTTCACGACTCTACGGGTCACATTCGTTAAAGGCTTATGGTTATCGGCTGGGAGTCCTCAAAGGAACCTATGCGAGTGACTATGAGGCAGAGGATGTTTGGGCAGTCTTCAATGAAGAGATGCTGGACTACAATGAGCAAGACGTTGTCGTCACCGAAGCATTATATAACAAATGTCGCAAGAAGAAGACAACGGTACAGGCCCTTGATTTGGAACATAAGGCACAGTGGTTGATGCAGAAGATGGAGCAGAATGGCTTTACCTTTGACATGACTAAGGCTAAAAAGCTCTTGTCTACCCTTCTCACAGAGCAGGAAAAAGTGTTGTCTAAGTTGGCAGACAAATGCCCTAAGATACCTGACAAAGTGTTTGTCCCTAAGAGAGACAATGCGAAGATGGGATATAAGAAAGGCGTTCCCATTCAGAGATACAAGGAGTTTAACCCCAACAGTCGTCAGCAAATCCTGTGGATTCTGAAAGATCACTATGGATACCCGTTCGACAATGAGGACATGTGGAATGACACCGGTAATGTACAGTTGAACGAAGAGACATTTAAACTCATTCAGAAAGACCCAAAAGCTTCTAAAGAAGTCAAGGAGTTGGCAGAGCTATTCTCTACTAACTTATTACTGACTAAACGATTAGGACAGCTCAGGGATGGTAAAAATGGCTGGATGAAACTGGTGTCTTCTGACGGCCGCTTACATGGGCGAGTGAATCCCAATGGAGCCATTACAGGTAGAGCGACACACTCTCATCCTAATATTGCACAGGTTCCCCATGTAGGCTCTCCCTATGGGGCTGAGTGTCGGGAGTTATTCACGGTTCCCGATGGATGGTTTCAGGCTGGCGTGGATGCCTGTGGTCTGGAACTCAGGTGTCTGTCCCACTACTTATATCCTTTTGACAACGGAGAGTATGCACATGAATGTGTTGAAGGGGACATTCACACGAAGAACCAGCTGGCCGCAGGATTGCCAGAGAGAAACATGGCAAAGACATTTATCTATGGGTTTCTTTATGGTGCAGGGGATGCAAAGATTGGAGAGATTGTTGGGGGTACAGCGGAGCATGGTGCAGAACTACGGAAGAAGTTCTTGAAAGCCACTCCTGCTATTAAAAAGCTCCAACAGAGTGTCAAAAACCTTTTGTCTACATACAACGTGGAAATGAGACAAAGGGAGTGGAAGACACGTTATTTGAAGGGTTTGGATGGTCGCTTACTTTATACTCGGTCAATCCACAGTGCGCTGAATCTCTTGCTACAGTCGGCAGGGGCTATCGTCTGTAAATACTGGATTGTACGTACAGAGGAACGCTTACTGAACCTTGGGTTAGACCATGGCAAGGATTTTCAGCTCATGGCGTGGGTACATGACGAACAGCAAATCGCCTGTCGTACTGAAGGCATTGCTGAAATTGTCGTTAGAGAAGCCCAACAGGCCATGAGAGACACACAGCACTATTTTAACTTTAGATGTCAATTAGATACTGAAGGTAAGATTGGTAAGAATTGGGCAGATTGCCATTAGGAACAGGAGGAAACAATATGAAATTTGAAGATGCAAAAGTAGGTATGGAAGTTGTGGTTACAGGGGAACAGGCTGATCGTTTCCCTGAAGGTGCAGTAATTGTGGAGGTAGACAAAAGGGATTTCTCGGTTAAATTGAAAGGTGAATACGGGGTAACTTTATGGTTCTGGGATATTAACTCCCGTGAACCTGAATCACAACGAAATGCTTATGATATGTCTGACATCCATTTAAAAGACGGTGGATTCAGAAAACTGCCTCCCACGACACTCCTTCTTGCAGAATATTTAGGACTTGACCCTGAAAAAGTGAAGTGCTATGTAGACAAAGAAAACTACACTATCAAGGTGAAGCAGGATGACGTAGAAGCAAAAGCAAAGAAGGCTCCGCAAGACAAATGGGATTTCCGTTTAGGTATGGGATTGGCTCTTTGTCGCCTGAAGGAAAAGCTGGCTGAACCTCGTAAACCTGCTTTTATGGAGCCGTGCCACTATATATTAAAAGATGGGTTAGTTAATTTCACGACTATGGGACTTAGTGAAGATTTCATTCAGGACTCTGTTATGTATGCCATGGGTAACGTCTTCAAAACACAGAAGGAAGCAGAAGATAATACTGAAGAAATGCTGAAACGAGCCAATATGATTATTGAGTTTTGCCAGAAGCAAGGGTGGTAAATTAATGAATAAATATCGTGTCCGCATTAATTACAATCGGGACTCTACGGTCATTGTAGAAGCTGACTCTATTGAAGAAGCTGAGATGATGGTAGACAAAGACCCCTTTGGATTCCCGTATGAAACGGACGAAGAGACACAAGAAGTTTATGTCGAGGAGGAATTAGGAAATGGATAATGTAAAACTTCTGTCTATGACAGTTGACCCTTTAACTTTAATTCGTCGTGCCATGGGGGAATGTTACCAGCGTCCCCTTGGTGTAAAGACTGTGCAGAAAGCGATTGAGGCAGGTCATTTGTCTGTCCTCGAACATTGCTATGCGTCTTTTGAAATCACTGTGTCTACGTCAGTCTTACTCCAACTTACTCGACATCGACACCTGTCCTTTACGATACAGAGTTCGAGAGGCTGTGAGCTGAAGACATATCACAAGACGGGTATCGAATATATTGACAAACTGCTGGAGGAACACATGGCAGACTACGCTTATGTCTATCAGGAAGCTGTCAAGAAAGAAGATGCCGCTTACCTGTTGCCGAAGGGTGCTGAGTATACCTTGGTGATTACTGGCAATTTCCGTTCGTGGTACGAATATCTTCCTAAGCGTATGTGCAAGAGAGCACAACAGGAACATCAACAGTTGGCTATGGAAATTCAGAAACAGTTGGCAAAGGCTTGCCCTGAGATTTTCGATAGGGACTTCATGAAATGTGATATGTGTACAGAAAGGAGTTGTTCGTTTAGCTAATGATGAATTTGATTTTTGACGCTGACATGCTCCTCTTTGTCTCCTTGCTGGAGTGTGAGAAGCCTGTACATTGGGGCAACGACATCTGGACACTTCACTGTGATATGAGGGAAGCCACTACGTACTTCTCGAACTTTGCAAAGGAACTGTCTGACAAAATCCTTGACCACTATAAGTATACGGGAGAGTACCGATGGTTCATGTGTCTCACCGACAAAGATCATGTCAACTTCAGGAACGCAGAAGTGTTTGAAGATTACAAAGGGAATCGAACGAACAAGCGAAGACCTATCTGCTTCAACCCCATGCGTGAATGGATTCGTGAAAACTTTGTCTGCTACATGGAGCCTCATTTGGAGGCGGATGATTGCTGTGGACTTCTGACAAAAGAGCTGGAAGGCGATTATGTACTCGTAAGTGGAGACAAAGACTTTCGGGCTATTGAAGGAAAGTTCTATGATTTTATGAGGAACGAATACTTTGATACGACAAAGGAAGATGCCCGACGCTGGCATTTGAAACAGACAATCATGGGAGATACTACAGATAACTATAAGGGAGCTTCTGGATTCGGAGAGGTAAAGACCACACGGCTCTTGGAAGAGCTCGGTTATACGTGGGATACGGTCTTGAGAGCTTACAAAGGAGATGCTAAGGAAGCTCTGAAGAACGCTCGTCTCGCTTACATCCTGCATGAAAAGGGGGACTACGATTGGAAAACAGGGTCTATCAGGCTTTGGGAACCCGATTCATAGTACGATATGGGGAAGCTGTAGAAAGAGCTTATGAAGTCGCTGAGAGGATGTGGAAACTTAGACATAATAATTCACTATGTGAAAAGTTTGGAGACAAAGATTGCGTGTGGATGACCATTAGTGAACTGAATAAGACAAAGAACATTGCCTACTTCTACACAGAAGATGGTGAGTTTGTCGGTGCAGTTGCTTTTGTCTTGAACACAGACTTTGCATGGTGGGCAGATAACTTGAGGGTACTTGAGGAAGTCTTTGTTGTGTCTATGAATCCTAAATATGCAGGGTTTGGCAGGGTTGCGGCTCAGTTCCTCAAGGATATGGGAGATGCCAATAACTGTGCTTTTGTCTACGCAGGGGCATTTCTTGGTAAAAATAATAGCTATACGAAGGTAGGATATTCTAAGGAGTATCCTACTTTTGTCTATATGGGAGGTGCTGATGATGCATAAAGAAGACACATTAGCAGATTTGGAACTCATGACCTCCCCTGAACTCGTGGGATGTTTGAGGGAATACTTTGATGTAGATTACTTCTTGACTACCTCTATTCAAGCAGACAAATTACCTGCCTATATGAGAGGTGTCTATGCAGTAATTAATTTATTAGAAAGGGTTGGTGATTAATTTGAGTGGTGGTATTGGTAGAGCAATCAAAAGAGTTGTGTCTGCCCCATTTAAGGCTGTTGGTAAAGTCCTTGGTGTTGGTGGCTCCCAGACTGTCAACGTGTCTGCTCCCGATGTATCAGCGGCACAGGTGGTTCCCAGTATAGCGGCGGCGGCTCCTGAAGCTCCTGTATTGGGTACAGAGAATACGACACAAGACAAAAAGAAGAAGAAAGGGAAGTCCCGTTTGCTCATCAACAACGACAGCCAGTCTTCCAATAGCTCTGGTTACTCTGGACTGAATATCTAAATGGATATTACGATTCAAGAGCTACAGGAACAGGGAGCAAAGAAGACATATAACAGACTGAAGAACGACAGACAGCCCTATATTCAGCGTGCTGTAGACTGTGCGAAGGTAACGATTCCTTCCTTATTCCCAGAGGAAAATGATGACAAGAGTAAGAATTATGACACGCCATATCAGTCTGTAGGCGCACGGGGTATTAACAATCTGGCTTCTAAACTCATACTTGCCTTGATGCCTCCGAACAGTCCGTTTTTCCGTTTGGGTATGTCGGACGAGGTTTTGTCGGAATACATGGCACAGGGACAAGAAGACACAAAAGCTCAGGTAGAGCAGGCTCTCATGCAGATTGAGAATAGAATCATGAAGTACATTGAGTCTAACCAGATTCGAGTTACTGTGTTAGAGGCCTTGAAGCAGTGTATTGTTGCTGGCAATGCTCTGTTATTCCTTCCACCTGCTGAAGGTGGTATTAAGATGTATCGCCTGTACAACTATGTCATTCAGCGAGACGGCCTTGGTAATGTCATTCAGATTGTTACGTTAGACAAAGTGGCCTATTCGACACTGGATATTACGGTTCAGAATTTGATTAAGACCGACAAGAAACCAGAAGACCTTATCGAGGTATACACGCATGTCTGTCGTAGTGGCGATCAGTTCTTGGCGTATCAGGAAGTAGAAGACACACCGATTCAGGGGAGTCAGCAGAGTTATCCTGTACTGAAAACCCCCTACCTGCCTATTCGCATGGTTAAAATGGACGGGGAGTCTTACGGACGTTCCTTTGTTGAAGAGTATCTCGGTGACTTGAACTCTCTTGAGAACTTGTCTAAAGCTATTTTCAAGTTATCTACGATTGCGGCTAATATCTACTTCCTTGTCAATCCTAATGGGGTAACGAGGGCAAAGAAGTTGGAGAACGCTACTAGTGGTGATTTTATCTCAGGGCGTATCGAAGACATAGGCGTATTACAGCTTGAGAAATACTATGACTTCAACACAGCTAAACAGACAGCAGACGCCATTGAAGCTCGTTTGTCTTATGCATTTCTTTTGTCTTCTGTAGTACAGCGTAACGCTGAACGAGTAACCGCAGAAGAAGTACGGACGGTAGCTGGTGAACTGGAAGACACATTAGGTGGAGTATACTCCATTTTGTCTCAGGAATTACAGTTACCTCTTGTACGTAGAATCATGAACCAGCTTCAGAGCACAGGCGAGGTTCCGAACTTACCAGAAGGGACGGTGGAACCGACAATCACAACTGGCTTGGATGCCTTGGGACGAGGACATGATTTAGAGAAGTATGCAACCGTACTTAACTTGGTGTCTCAGATTCCCAATGCTCAGGCTATGATTAATTGGAATGTTATGCTCCTGAATATGTTTACGGGGGCAGGTGTCGAAACAGAAGGTCTTGTAAAGACACAGCAACAGATTGAAGAAGAGCAACAAATGGCAATGGGACAGGAAATGGCAATGCAAGCTATGTCTCAGCCAGAACAACAAGGAGGTTAATGAATGGAACAGGAAAATGTTCAGGAACAAGTACAGCAGGAAAATGTACAGGTTACTGAGAACACAGGGATGGAAGTTGAAGTAGTCCCTGAAGACACAACAACTACCACAACTGTAGAAGCTCCTGAAGAGCAGTCCCCAGAACCCACGGGGCAGGATGTAGACGACAATGTGCAGAAACGAGTAGATGCACAGACACAGGCGAATGAAGACCTGAAGAATGACTTAGAATCTAAAGGTGTTGATTGGGCTGACCTTGAGAAAACCTATACTGAAAAAGGTGAACTCACAGCAGAACAGTTACAGAACCTTGAAAAGGCAGGGTATCCAAAGTCTGTTGTTGATGCATATATTCGTGGCATGGAAGCTGAATATGATCGTCTTGCTCGACACGTTGTCGAAAGTGCAGGTGGTCAGGAAGAGTTTACTAAATTGCAGACCTTTGCTTCTCAGCAGAACGCAGAATATAAAAAGATGTGGAACGACACCATGAACAGTGGTAACGTGATGGCTATTCAGACGATGCTCAGAGGTATTCGGGCAGACATGGTACAGACCATGGGGACTAGCAATCCAACTATTGTTGGTGGTAGTGGTGCTGTGTCTACTGACGCAGGTTTTAATTCTAAGCAAGAAATGGTAACAGCCATGGCTGACCCTCGCTATGGGAAAGACAAGGCGTATACCCGTGAAATCGAACAGAAAGTTATTAATTCTAAATTATTTTAAAGGAGATTGATAAATTATGGCATTGACAAATATTTCTCAGCCGGGTCTTAATCAGGGCCAGACGGACGCATTAGCAGGTTTTCTTAAAGTATTTTCTGGTGAAGTTATTTCCGCATTTGAACGGTCTGCCTTAGCAGTCAACAATCACTTGATGCGCACCATTTCTTCTGGTAAGTCTGCCTCCTTCCCTGTAATGGGTCGGGCAAAAGCCGCTTACTTGGGTGCTGGTCAGTCCTTGGATGAAATTCGTGAAGCTATCCCGCACAACGAAAAGATTATTGGCATTGACGGCTTGCTGACTTCTGACCAGATGGTAACAGACATCTATGAAGCTATGTCTCATTTTGATGTTCGTAACGAATACTCTAAGCAGATGGGCGAAGCCTTGGCTGTGTCTGCTGATGGTGCTATTCTTGCAGAGATTGCTAAGATGGCAGTTGAGCAGAAAGAAAACATTACAGGCCTCGGCAAAGGTGTCATCTTAGACAAACAGATTGACGCTACGGATATGGGTATTACCGAAGCAGAAGGCAAGATGATTGTTCAGATGCTTCTGGAACTGAAGGCTAAATTCTCTAACCAGTATGTCCCTGCTACGGAACGTTATGTCTACATGAAGCCTGACGGTGTGGCCGCTTTGGTAGCTTCTTGGAACGCTATCAACCGTGACTTTGGTGCTGTCGGTACTTTGGTTGACGGTAACGTTACTAAGATTGCTGGTTTTAATATCATCGAAGTTCCTCATCTTACGGATGGCGGCGCAGATGGTACTCACGTATTGCGTTCTGGTACAGCTCATGACTTCCCGTCTACCTATAAAGACAAATGTGTCTTTGTTGCCGCTCATCATACGGCTGTTGGTACGGTCAAGCTGAAAGACCTCGCAGTAGAAACTGGCCGTCGTATCGAATATCAGGCAACCCAGCTGGTAGCTAAGTATTCCATGGGTCACGGTGGCCTCCGTCCTGAAGCTACTGCCATTGGTTGTATTTCTGCTAAGGGCTGATAGTTGTTTTGTCGAGGGGGTTCTTCTTATGGACTCCCTCCTTTTTTCTTATATGGAGGCACACAATGATTATTACACCTTTGACGGAACTGGATGCTGTGAATGAAATCCTAACTTCTAGCGGGACTGACAGTGTCGTCACCTTGGAGGAGATAGACCAGAACATTGACGCTTCTGTAGCAGACAAAATGCTGAAAGCTGTTAGTCAGGAAATTCAGCAGGAAGGCTGGGACTTCAATACAATCCCTATGGTTACGCTGGTTCCCGATGCAAATACACACAGAATCAAGTGGGATAGCTCACTGTTGAGAGTTCCGAACACATATAGAAATCGAGGAGGTTTCTTCTTCAATGTGCCTGACTATACGGATGTATTCACAGAAAACTTGATACTTACTAATGTGGTGCAAGAGCTTCCTTTTGAAGAGCTTCCTATGGTTTTCCGTAAGTACATTACGGTAAAGGCTTCCCTTGCTTTTGCTGTCCGTTTTCTCGGAGATGCAGAGTTGGAACAGTCTTTGAATACTGAGCTGGCTAAGGCATACGCAGATGTTATGACTTACGAATTAGACACACAGAAACCGAATGTCTTCAATAATACGTCTGTAACTGAGGTGGGAACACGATGAGTAACGTAACACAGCGAATAGACAACTTCATAGAAGGTGTGTCTCAGCAGTCACCTCGTATTCGTCATGCAGAGCAGTTGGAGACACAGGTTAATGGTTACAGTACAGAAGCAGGTGGATTGCAGAAGCGTCCCCCTACAGTAAATCATGGAAAACTATTCAATGCTGAGGCTGTACCTTATTATGCTCACTTGATTAATCGAGATGAGCAGGAACGATATATTGTTCTCATCTCTTCTGGTAAAATTCGTGTCTTTACACTGGATGGCACAGAGATGAAAGTAGAGGTGCAGGATGCAGGTTATATTAGTAACCTCACGAAACCCTACTCACAGTTGAAAGTCATCACGGTAGCTGACTACACGTTTGTCTTAAATAAGGGCATGAAGGTCAGAATGTCTGGTAATCGAACAGAAGATACGATGGCCTCTCAGGGGTGTCTCATCAATGTAAAGCAAGGGCAGTATGGTAGAACTTACAAAGTGTGGATAAATGGACAGGAAGTAGCGTCTTATGAAACTCCTAATGGCTCCAATGTAGACCACGTAAAGAATATCGCAACGGACTACATTCGTGACCAGTTGGCTTCCCAGATTCGCAGTAAGGGTTGGACAGTAGACACAGGTAGTTCTTGGTTGAGAGTTCGTGGGAACATTTCAAGCATAGACACAGCCGACTCCTTTAATAACCTTGCTTTGGTGGGTATTACTTCATATACCAATAAGTTCACTAACTTACCTGCTTCAGCCCCAGATGGTTATACCGTGTTGGTTCGGGGGGAGTCCAATGCAGATTACAACTACTATGTCAAATACTCCGCTTCTGAGCGTATCTGGAAGGAAACCGTGAAGACGGGGATAGATAACACCATAAACAATACGACGATGCCTCATGCGCTGATAAGACAATCAGATGGTACTTTTGTCTTTAAGGCTCTCGATTGGGAACCTCGTAGGACAGGGGATGAAAACTCTAACGAAGTGCCTTCATTCATCAACAATACCATTAACGACTTGTTCTTCTATCGTAACCGCTTAGGCTTTTTGTCTGGTGAGAATATCATTCTATCTTCTTCCTCTGACTTGTTTAACTTCTGGATGCAGAGTGTAGTAGATGTTCAGGATGATGATACGATAGACATCAATGCTCCAAACAACAAGGTTTCCATTTTGTACAATGCTGTTCCCTTCTCAGGATCACTGTACATTTTCTCAGGTCAGACACAGTTTGCTCTAGCTTCAGATGGTACTTTGTCTCCTAAGAACGCTCGGTTAGACAGTATTACTGAGTTCACTTCAGACACCGACGTAATTCCTGTTGGTGCAGGTAACTCCGTCTACTTTGTCTCTAAGAGAGCAGACTTTGCTTCTGTCAACGAGTATCGAGTGGCACAGTATTACACAGACACAAAGGATGCTGAAGATGTGACAGCTCACGTTCCTTACTATATTCCCAATGATGTGTATAAGATGACAGGAAGTTCTAATGACAACCTGTTATTCGTCATGACTACAGCAGAACCTAATACTCTATATGTCTATAAGTATCTTTATCTGAATGGGAACAGGGTGCAGAGCGCTTGGTCAAAATGGACATTTTCAGGGGAAATCCTCGGTGCTGACTTCATTGGCTCTTCACTGTACATGGCAGTAAAGTATGCGAATAACGAAGTATATTTGGAATCCATTACGATGAGCTACAACACAGAGGACTATAGGAAAACTGAGAAGTTCCGTGTTATGTTAGATAGAAAGACAGAAGTGACACTGACTACAGACAACTGTGAAGACAAAGAGGATGGTTATTTGTACCTCAATGTTGATAAGGTCTTCAAGGGCCTGAACGGTAGTGTGCAGTGTATTACAGAAGACGGCCTGTTATATGAGTCAGACACAACGACACTAAAACTGTTGAAGAGAGATAGTGTGGCCTTGGGACACAAGGTTATCATAGGTATTCCCTACACCTTTGAAATGACTTTGTCTACTATCTACCTGAAGGAGAAAGACCAGCAAGGCTCTACTGTGTCTTCCCCTGACTATCGCTTGATGCTCCGTACTGTATTCTTTGATTATGCAGAGTCGGGGTATATGCAAGTCATCGTGAACGACAAGTACAAGTATGTACTGACAAATAAGAGAGCTTCTATCTACAAACTGTCTACGATTAACTTTGAGACAGGTACATTCAAGGTTCCTGTGCGTAGAAGGAACACGGAGACTACCATAAAAGTAATCAATGATACTCCACTACCTTTGTCTATCATTGGTGGTGGGTACGAAGCTAATTATACAGCTCGATTTAAGAATGTTTAATAGGAGGTGATTCTATGGGATTTGCTTCAACGGCGATGGGTGCGACACAGTTAGGACTTAATCTCGTTGGTGACTATATGTCTTGGAAAGACCAAAGAGAAAACGCTAAGGCACAGGCAAGAGCTTTGTCTCAACAGGCGAACGCTGTAGGAAAGAACTTAGCTTATACCTTTCAGAACTATGAGCTACAACGTGTGGATGCCTTTGACGCCGCTGTGAATAGCCTCATGAAGGTACAGACAAACGCTCTCGGTCTGGAATCTTCTGTACGCGCGGCTATCAATGAAGAAACGGGAGGTGATTCCCGTACTGGTAGAGCTTTACAGAGAGCGGCTCATGTGGATACCTTGAGAACTCTGTCAGGTATCAAAGATGTCTATGAACGACAGTCAGATGAAATCAGTCTTAACAAAGAGATGGCTAAACGTTCGGCTATGGATGAGATTGCGAACATTAAGGCTCAGGCCCCGCAGATGCCCAGTTATTGGTCTTTACTGGGTAATATTGCAGGGGATACACTGAATGTCTATAACTCCTATCAGAACGCTCTAAATTCTGCCCAATCACAGGGTATGGAATTAGACACATGGTGGAGAGCGCAGAATAGATACGACACAAATCCCTATGCATATCGGAATAACTACCAGTATCACTTTAATCTTCCTACGTATACAAATACATTCCCTATGACATGGACGTACCCGAAAGGAGGGCGATAAATGCCTACAACACAAACCAGTAATGCGATAGGGACGGCTCGTCAGTTCACACAACAGCCCCCGCAAACTTATCAACGTCAGCTTATCCTCCCTCGTTTTGGGGAGAACGTCAGGGCTTCTGAGACGACCCAGGGGGCGGCCTTAGCTCGTTCCCTCGGTGTCCTCAGTGCGGCAGTAGAGCAGTATCGAGTAGACTACGATAAGAGACAAAGAGAGATTGCAGACAAAGTTGTCCCTATTCTCTATGGTCAGAACGATCATGATACTCGGCTTACGATGAATAGTATTGCCATGCTTCAACAGGCAGGTATTGGGGATTTGCAAGATAACCCTTATGCCCTTGCCATGGTAGACCAGTTGAGAGGGCAAGAAATCTCGTCAGAAGTCCACAAGAAGTACGAGGCCTATGTGTCTCAGATGAAGCTTCCCGAAAATTTAGGGAAGGAAATTCAGAACTACGATGACTTCTTCAATGAGAACGTTCAGAAGTATCTGGACAATATCACGGTAAACAATAAGTATGCTCTGAACAATGGCTTGTATGAATCCCGTGTTGTGAATACGGGTAAAGTAGCTAGTAAGTTCATTGCAGAGAAGACAGAAGAAATGTCTATCAACCGTTCAGAATCTATCGCCTCTTTTGTCTCGGAGAACACACGAAACCGCTGGAACTGGACAGATGAGGATAGAGAGAACTTTGCAAATCAGTTAGGAAACATGCTTACCACGACACAGGAACGTGACCCGACAAAGAACTATCAGATTCTCCAGAATATGCTAAAGACGGTAGCTATGAACACAGGGGACTACTCACTGATTCAGAAAATTGGGGAGACACCGCTGTATGGCGGAGCAACGAAGGTAAGTGACTACATCAACGTAGAACAGTTTAAAGATGTTGCCAATGAATCCAATAGGGCACACTGGATGCAGAGGACACGAGATGTCTATGATAAGATGTCAAAGGCGAAAGACGAAAAGTCTCTATTCGCTATCGTAGATGGGCTTGAGAATCCTGAAGACAAACAGATTGCCGCTGAATTTGTGTCTGGTCGCTTGTCTGCTATTGAGGCCGAACAAAGAGCGCAGAGGAATATTGCAAGGGCCGCCGCCGCAAGTGCGACAAAAGCTCAGGTTGGTAATATGAATATGAAGGCTCAGATTGAAGCTGTCATGAATGGACAAACACAGGATGCTATGGGCAACGGGATTGCCACCTCTTCTGAACAGTATAAGGCTTTGGGTTTTACTGAGGCACAGCTGGTGTTAGCTGTTAATGATGCTTACAATGGGCTTGATTTATCCAAACCTGAAGACTTATCTAAGATGATGCGTCTGGCTTATCATCCTGCTTTTCATAACTTTCTTGCCCGTTCGTATACACTTAATGCTACAGCAGGGATAAATAGCTTGACCGTCAATGGTGAGATGTCTCCCATGCTCCAGCGTGTAGTAGACCTTTATCAACAATCTCCTGAAATGTGTAACTCCCTTTTGTCTGAAGACACCTTAAAGGCGTCTATTGCTTGTATTGCCAATGAGGGTGTAGACAAATTCATGGGGGTTCGCAATATCTTAGGTAATTCTGAACAGCTGAAGCAGGTAGATGCTGATTTGGCTCCTTACATAGAAGACACTTTGTCTGGTTCCTCCTTACCTCCCTTGGCTGGTGGGGATACTTACGAAGGCTTCTCCTATGCAAGTCCTAACTCAGGTGACTTACGGGAACTGTTCAGAAGTCATGCTCGTGTCTTTCGGGCTATGGGTATGTCTGCCAATGATGCTTGTACTAATGCGAAGTATAAGATTGCTAGTGAATACTATGTCTTCAATGGGGCGCCGATTCCTAAGAGTGCTGTCAATTTAGTAAACATTGGGGGTACGGATGAAGATACATCTCGTTCTGCCTTCTATTGGGTACTGGCTACCCGTCTTAAAGATTACTGTGGTGGTACAGTGAACCCAGATGATGTACAAGTTAGCTTTGTAGTAGGTAATGCTAGTGGTAATTCCATGATTACATTCTTGTCTTCTCGTGGATACCAGCAGGTAGCACTCAACGACATTGTGTCTGAAGCGAAAGCAAACTTAGAGCAGTCTGGTAATCAGACATACGCCGCACCTGAAGAAGAAACTAGCAGTCAAGATGACAATACATCGACATATCAGTATACAGAAACGTCACAGTACGTAGACCCAGGGGATTCCTCTTGGCAAAGTGATGTTGGTAATTATATTTCCAATTTATTCGGATAGAAAGGAGGTGTCTTAAATAGGCAAAAAAGAGACAATAGCACAGTTTATGTATAACATAGGCAATAAAGAGTCTGGCATGGACTACACGCTACCTAACTCAAGTGGTTCAGGTGCTTCAGGTGCATATCAGTTCATGCAGGGTACTTGGGATTCCTATGCTGAAAAGGTAGCTCCTGAGTATGTTGGTGTAGCTCCGATGAACGCCCCTGCTGAAGTTCAGGATGCCGTCATGTATGAAAAGACCTCTGAGATGTATGATCGCTATGGGGGTAATATTCAGTTGATGGCTTTGGAACACTACGGAGGTATGGGGGCCGCTGATGAAGCCATGAGAACGGGGCGTATACCAGACAATGCTGAATGGTGCAATGGGGACGAGTATCCTTCTCAGGCTTCCTATGCAAGAGAAATTGCTGAAAGCATGGGTCAGGCAGTTCCTAATTTAAATGCTTTTGCAGGGGCTTTTGCTAAGGGAGGTAAAATTACCGCAGGTACTCCCTCCTTTTCCTTAGTCCTTGACGAAAGCCCTCTGGAAATAGCTAGGATGAACGACAGACCCTTCTGGGATAAGTTGGAAGACTCGTTCAAGAACATGTGGTACGAAAACGGAACCATTGCGGCCATGCGTGTTGGACTGACTAAGATGAACGCTAACCCCTACTACAGCACGTGGAAGGCGTCTGACGAAGACATAAAGTTACTTGATGATGTCTTAGGGGACAACAAGGTAGCAAAGGATTCCGTACTGTTAAATGCTGAAAATCCTGAGCAGTTCAAGGCACTTCTGAAGATGAAGAAAGAAGACATAGAGCGAGAGAAGAGAGCAGAGCAGACTTCCTTTGGCTTACACTCGGTTATCGGTGGAGCTTTGGGGATGCTGTTAGACCCTCTGAACCTCATCCCCTTTGTCGGTGAAGAAGCCTTTTTAGTAAAGGTAGGCGCACGACTGGGGTCTAAAGCTCTGGTGTCTTTAGGTTCTAAACGTATCATGAAGATTGCTGAGTCCGCCGCTGTACAAGGGGCTTTGAATATGGCCGACAGTGGACTGGCAGAACGCTACGGAATCCATGAGGCCAACTATGCAGTGGCAGGTGTCTTAGGTACAGCAGGTGGGGCTGGTATCCGCTTCCTCCGCACCATGAGGGAACTGAAGGTTCCTATGAATGGTGAACACATGCAACGGTTCCTTTATCAATCCGAAAGGATGCAGAATCAGGCCGTGCAGGGTGCTTTGGATATTGCAGACAAAAGAGCGATGCAGACACACAGCCTCTTGAACACTACTGAGGCTTCCATAGAGAAACAGCTTGATGACTTCTTAGGTGGAACTCCTGCTTTGTCTAAAAAGGAAAGTAAGGCCTTAGGTAAATCTCTTGGCAAACTGCTTCCTGAAGAAGATGTAGAGAAAGTAGTAGGGAAGAAAGCCTCGAAACTCCTGAGAGATGCAGGGTTATCTGGAGACGCTACAGTCACCGACCTCTTGCAAAAAGCAGGGAGTATTCCTTCTTTAGGTGCTAAGGTACGCAAGGCCATTGAAAAGTATCGAAAGACTCCAATGTCTGATAGCACATGGAACGCTTACCTCACTAGCAAGGGAGCAAACCCTGAAGCAGGTGTAAACCGTGTGAAACTGGCAGAAGAAGCCTTGCAGGATGATAAGAAGGCCAGTGCCTTGCAGGATTGGATTAAGAAGACAAAGGGTGAAGACGTTCCTATTGATGACTTACGAGTTGGACTGAAACAAATCTTGTATCGTGAGTCTGGTGTAGGGTATACGAAAAATGAAGATGCCCTTATTATCAATGGTACAGTTGTCAGGGAGAATAGCCCTGTATATGACGCCATTGTACATCCTGAAATATATGATCCTGTAAGTGTTCCTATGTCCATGCCTCGTACAGAAGAGCGTGTTGTCTCAGAACGCTATACACCTCCTAAGAAAGACACACAGCCTGCCGTGTCTACAGCTGAACAGGAAGCCTTCACTAATGATGTTGAGATGGGTTCAAAGACACTGAGAGAAGTAGAAGACGAAAATCAACGAGGATTCAAGAGTCGTGTCATGCGGTACATTGGACGTAAGATGGAAGACTCTAAGTACCTTGGTGACACTTACGGACACTTCACCAACTCCGTGTCTAATCATCTGAGAGACTTTGGCCGTAAGATGCTTGGCGACCCTAGACAAAATGCAGAGCGTCATGCACAAGGGTTATCCTTAGACTTCTCAACTCGAAAGAGTGTTATGCAGAGACAGCTTAAAGAATACATTGGAAACATGAGGCAGTGCTACAGAGACTACTTTGCTCAACACGCAGGTATGCCTTCTAAAGTACGTAGACAGTTTGGCAGGGAGTTCCTTCAAGCTTATGACCAGAAAGTGAAGTATGGTAGAAGCATTGAGGGGTTCCCGAATGAGATTCAGGAAGCTGTTAGACAAGCTGAGAATTTCCGTAAGCTGGAGCAGGAGTTCTTGCGTAGGACAGGAGCTTTGACAAAGGATATTCCTGACACTGGCTTCTATCGCAGAGCTGATGTAGACAAAGTAGCTGAGTTCCTTACGAACTTTGACTCTGAACAGGATGCCATTGATTGGCTTGCTAACTATGCCAGCAAGAACGCTGATAGAGATGCCTTGGAACGTATGCGTATTATTGAAGAGCCTGACATGGAACTCAGTGAGTACGTAGACAGAGAAGCTCGTAATTGGGCCTTTGGTATCATTGACCGTAATTTGTCTAATGCAAAGGTTACTATGCGTGACCTGAACCACATGGACAAGTTAGAGCAGTATCAAAGACGGTTCCCTATGGACACTTCTGCACTGTCTGACAAAACAATGCCTAACGGGGAATACTTCTCCTTTGATGAGTGCTTGAGAGACTACGATGTCTTCTCCACAATGGAGCAAGTGGCAAACCGTAGTTCGGCTAAGGCTACCATGGCTTCCCTTGGTG